AATAGCAGTTATTAGATTACGAAAACCCAAAGTGGAACAACCTAAACCGAAAGATGTCAAAAAGATAAAATACAAACAATATGTGGGAATAGATCCAGGTGTTAGGTCATTGCAAACATCATGTAATGATACTGGTAAAGTAATTGAAACCACAACACCAAGTTATAGAAATGATTGTAAAATGAAATATGCATGTAGAAAAAGAGAAATGTGGTATAAGGGCTGGGAACATTATGAAATGTGGCGTAATATACCCAGTTTCAAAACAACAAATTTACAAAAAATGCAGGATTATTTCAAATATGTATATCCACACTTGAATACCATTTTTCAATTTCATCTTTATAAAAACTTTCGTGGATTATCTTTTCAGTCGTATTGTCGTGGTAAGGCAACTATGTATAAAATATGTAAAAGTATCGTAGAAGATAAGAAAACATTAGTAGGATTTGGTGATTTTTCACAGCAACGCGGATTGGTAAAAAAACATCCAACAGCACCTATACAAAAATTCAAACATGAATTAAGAAAATATTGTGATGTTATTGAAATAGATGAATGGGGAACAAGTAAAACATGTAATTTATGTAAAAGTCCAATAGAGTTATACAAAAATAAAGTAATAAGAAAGAAAAAAGATGGAACATATACAAAAGCAAGAATATCTCAAATCAATAGTGTAATCCGTTGTAAACTCAACGAGTGTAAATTATGCTGTATGGATAGAGATATTAACGCTTCTAAAAACATTCTATATTTACTGCAATTACAAAAAGCAGGAAAAAGAAGACCAGAATGTTTTAGTCCAAAGAATATGAACGATTGTGATACTCCTTTAGAGGAAGATAAACATATCGTGGCGTGAAATCCGCAATTACCTTTTGTTTATTTTTTCGTCTATAATGGGCGTTTTAAATGTGCAAAGGTGTAATGCGTTGGGTTGAAAGATACAAAAATGAAGGGAATGATAATATTCATTACATAAAACCAGTTGTTTATAAAGTCAAAAAAGAATATGTTAAGTTTTTAGTTGATGAAATAAATAAAAATAAAACAATATAAAAAATATGAAAAAATAACCTTTATTGTGCAACAAAGAGTATACATTTTCATAAAAAAATAACACCATGTATAGTTAGCACCAAGAAGGCTGATGCAAATGTAGAAATTATTGTTTTGGAAAGTTCAATAAAAATTGATCATAAAATATTGAACATGAGGTTCTACTGTATGAAATTTTTCAAATAGTGTATTATTTTTTTCCACATAATTCCTTTTGGGAAAATTATACAAAAATGTATATATGGATAATGCATATGTAATAGAAGGAATTAATATATAAATAATTTTCATTTTCATTGTGATGTGATATTATATAAAAAATATATATAATATCAATTTTATAGGTTTTATAATAACGGATAACTAGCTTCCATCAAAATACCACATTGTCCCTTGCCATCATTATATTGTGGACCGCGACCTAATTTTATATATCCATTTAATCCCCATGTAGTTCCCCATGAATTTTTTACTAAATAATAGTCTTTACCATTTTCACTTCCATAGCCAACGGCTAATACACCATGATCTAGATTTGTTCCACATGAACCTGTAAATACACCTGATTTGTATAATTGAAAATCTTTTTGATCGGCTTCTATGGATACAGAAACCGGTTGTTTTGCAAGTGCAGTCATCAAACTATCATCGCTTTCCAAAACATCTTTATAAGATACAATATTACTGTTTTTTATATTGGAACATTTCGTTTCACAAAAACCACTTTTTCCATTTCCGGAAATATATGGATAATCACTTTCTTGACATAACCCATTATTCTTCATAATCCATGCAAATGCATTATCCATTAATCCGCCATTGCATCCATGGTCTCTCCCACCATTTTTCAAATTATCACAATCCACCAATTGTTGTTCTGAAAAAGACACCATTTTACCATATTTTATTCCATAAGCACCTTCTAAAGCACCAATTGTTGAAAATGCCCAACAAGAACCACATTGACCTTGATCCTTAACCGGTGTTACATAACCCGCATCAACCCAGTTGATCGAATCAGGAATAGATATATTTACAAATTCAAACTCACGCAATCTATCACTAAAATTATTGAACAATCCTTTATTTTTCATGACATAATTAATAAAATCAAATTCATCCATACCAGAAAATTGATTATGTCCTAATGTGTATGAACGATTATCAGTATTTATCTTTTTTATATATAATTCATTCACAATCCACTTTTTAAGTATATCATAAAAATGATCTTCATTTTTAAATTGAATATTATATGTATCTATCCAATTTTCAAATGGCAATAAATATTTTTTGTTTTCATTATTTATATTTTTTTCATAATATAAAGATAATTCACAGTTCACAAATATATTTGCAATACATACTAAAAAAGGTAAGAAAAACATTGCCTATTTATATAACAACACATATTTTTATACCATTTGAATGCGTATTTTCTTTTTTATTTTGTACTCATCTTCAAATACAAATATTTTGAATTTATGTTTTGAATAATTGTCAAAATCTATATATGTTTTCATACGATTCAATAATTTTAATTCTTCTAAATACACCATATAAACAATCGCACCGTCATTTTTTTTTAATTTATCAAATATAATACCATCATATACACTATCTATTATATTATCTTTATTGCACATATATAATATTTGACAATCTGTCTGTATTTTGCGAATTGAACGCATTGACGCATTTACATAATCTAGTTTATATAGCCAGTCTTTCATAAATATATCAGCATCATTAGAAATATTCCTAATCATATTTAAATGTTTTGTCATCCATATTTGATTAATTAAATCAACTAACCTTCGAATAGGGCTTGTAATATGAACATAATTTTTTGTTTTCATAAATTCATGTTCTAATATTTGTTCATTATTATATATTACATACTGACCATTCGTATTTGACCAATTTTTAATTACTCGCTGTGTGGTTTCATTCAAATGAGAAATATCTTTTTGAAAAAGTGGATCAATTGAATGTATATAATTTGCCAACCGAAAAATACCAATATTATTTTGTTCCATATAATTTCCACACTCTATATTCATTTTTACCATCCAATAAGAAATCACATCATGGCTATCTATTATAGAAGGATCTAATTTATTTGTAATAGATAATAATAATGAGTAATCTTTGTTTTTATAAATCAAATCCGGATCTTCGTAATAATAATTTTTATTTACCTTTATAATGGCATTTTTATATTCAATAGAATAAATATGTCCATTATCATCTATTATGACATCCATTACAAATGCAAAGCGATGATTACCTTGTTGCAGACTACAAAGATTATCAGAAAGAACTGTTGGTAACATTGGTCTTTTTCTATCTGGTAAATAAATAGTAGATACTCGTGAACTAAATGATTTCCATAGTGCCAGTGTTTCTAACCAAAAGTATACATTTGCAATATATATGGAAATTTTGTATTTATTATTTTGTTCTATGTTTTTTATTTGGTTTATTTGCTTTATTTGTTCTATAGAAAATGCATCATCAAAATCCGTGCTTCCAATGGGATCAATAGTAAAAATATTATGAATATATCGCCTATCATCTATTTGAAAATTGTCATTTTTCAATATTTGATCAATATACTCTGCCTGAGTTTTTTTCTGCAATTGTTCTCGCGTTTTTTTTGTAAAATCTGTTAATGAAATATGCAAGCTTTTACAATGAAGTTGATATTCGTAAAATATATCTAGAATACCTACATCACCTAATGTTTCTAATAATATACCATGAGGATGTTTATCCGTCCAATTATCAAATTTAAATAAAACATATTTATTACTATATACTTTGGAAAAATGGATAGGAATCTCATAAGGAACCAAAAAAGCAGGTAAATGTTTATCGTCTGGAATACATTTATACAAAAGTCTTTTTTTATTGATTGTACGACCAAATGTCTTATTATTTTCAAGCATAAGTATACCAGCAATAGGTATACCTGTTCGTATATGTGAAAATGCTAATTCAAAAATACCATTATCATATGTAAATACATCTTTAGTAAATAAATTATGATAAATTGGATTAATATTCATTAATTGGTTCTCTTCATTTGGTATTATATCGTCGTTTGTATCATCATCCACAAATGCAAAACTTGAATAATTACGATCGTGTATCAATATTTTATATCTCAACATATATTTTGTTTTATAAATAGTTATCTATATTATTATCAAAATATTTCTATATTGTTTATATAGAAACATATAAATGAGACACAAATTAGATACATTAGAATGGATCTTATCGGGTTCTCTCATTATTGCATTGATATGCAGTGTAATTATATGTTATCAAGTATATTTTGTAAAAAATAATCATTATAAAAAATTATTTTCTACTTGGCAAATGCCAATGATTTTTGCCATTTTGGCAGATTTATATTTTATGAGATAATATCATAAACAAAATAAATATTATTTATGATATACATCTATAAAAGGTTCTCAAATGGTAAAACAAATTTACAAAAAAAGATTTTACAAAAAAAATACAAACATTGAAAATAAACTTCCAGACTCTCTATCTACATCCACTTTTTTGATAATAGTAGAATCACCATCAAAATGCAAAAAAATAGAAGAATATTTGGGTTCTCAATATACTTGTATTTCATCAAAAGGGCATATAAGGTATATAAAGGATGGTTTAAAATCTATAGATACTAAAAATGAATATACTATTACATATGATATTATTGAAGAAAAGCGAGAACATGTTATTTGGATGAGTGAAATAATATCAAGGTTCTCGAAAAACAATATTATTTTGGCAACAGATGATGATCGAGAAGGAGAATCAATTGCATGGCATATTTGTATGATATTTGAACTAGATATAAATACAACAAAAAGAATTATATTTCATGAAATAACACAACCAGCAATTAAAACTGCAATTGAACATCCTGTAAATATAAATATGAATATTGTACATGCGCAAATTGCTCGCCAAGTACTTGATATGTTGGTTGGATTTAAAATATCACCTGTATTGTGGAAACATCTATATAGAAGTAAAGAAAATGGTTTGTCTGCAGGTAGATGTCAAACACCAGCTCTCAAAATTGTTCATGACAATGAAATAGAATCCAAAAAAATGATGACTACATACAAATACAAGGTTTCTGGATGTTTTTTCCAAAAAAAAATTTTGTTTCATTTATCACAAGAATTTGAGAACGATAGTGAAGTTCTCCATTTTTTAGAGGAATCAAAAGGATTTTCACATAATTTATCAATTGGTTCTCAAAAAGAGTCTATAAAATCACCACCCAAACCATTCAATACATCTAGTTTATTACAAAAAACTTCTAGTCTTTTTAGCATTAGTCCCAAAGAAGTAATGTCTATTTGTCAACAATTGTATCAAGATGGATTTATAACATATATGAGAACCGAATCGCAAAAATACAGTAGTGACTTTATAAAAAAAGCATGTGAATATATTACAACCAAATTTGCAAAGGCAGAATATATAGGAAATACTGATGAAATAGAAAATAAAGAATCAAACAATCCGCATGAAGCAATACGAGTTACAAATATACAAATTTCTACAATAGAAACAGAAAATTCGAGAACATTATCGGTTTACAAACTTATTTGGAGAAATTCGGTAGAAAGTTGTATGTCTAGTGCAAAATATTATAATACTCCAATAACATTGACAGCACCATTGGATTTACATTATAAATATACCATTGAAGTACCTATTTTTCTAGGATTTATGAAATTCACTGAAGAATCAAAAACAGTCCCTCATGATATTCAAAATACAGGGTCTGCATTATTATTATATTTGAAAAGTTCTAAACAAACAAATATTCCATATAGTTCAATAAAAACAACAATTGCGGAACATGGAAAACATTCTCATTATACAGAGGCGTCTTTAATAAAAAAATTGGAAGATTTAGGTATAGGAAGACCATCTACATTTGCCATGATTGTGGATACGAATATTGAAAGAGGATATATCAAAAAAACAGATATAGAAGGTACTATTATAAAAACAGCAGAATACACTTTAGAAAACGGTGAAATTAAAAAAGAAGAAAAAGAAAAATTATTTGGTAAAGAAAGTAATAAACTTATTATTCAACCACTTGGAATAGTTGTAAGTAATTTTTTATACAAACATTTTTACAATATTTTTTCATATGATTATACGACAAAAATGGAAGAAAAATTGGATGAAATATCTTTAGGTAGAGGATATATTTGGTACAAAATTTGCGACATATGCAATATTGAAATTACAGAACTATTAAAACCAATAGATAAAATAGGAAAGCAAGTGATTGATATACAAGATACAGATTATAAGCTTGTTTTTGAAAAATATGGACCAGTATTGCGAAGAGTAGAAAATGATACATATGAATATAAAAAAATAAGAACGGATATTCATATTGATTTAGATAAATTACAAAAGGGCGAATATCATATAAGCGAATTGATAGAAGAAAAAAAAGAGAGAATTATTGGTCAAGTAGATGGTAAAGATATATTCGTAAAAAACGGACCATACGGTGAGTATATTGAATATGGTGATAAAAGAGAAAATATAGCGTCATTTTATGTATATGCAACAGATGAAGAATTATTACAAAAAATAAAAGAAAGAATAGGTTCTCAAAAAACCGATATAAAAATAATAAGAGTATTAAGAGATGATTTATCTATAAGAAATGGTAAATTCGGTGCATATATATATTACAAAACAACAAAAATGACCAATCCCAAATTTTTGAATATTCAAAAATTTAAAGAATCCTATAGAAATTGCAGCCTTGAAATTTTATTAAAATGGATAAAAGATACATACAACATATAATTATATGTACTTATATTATAATATACAATGAATGCACCACAAGTAGTTTCAAATTCAATTAATACATTATCAGTAATAAAAGTAACAGATTTTTTTCCAGTAGTATTTAGATATATTGTTTTAGTAGCACTGCTATTCATAATATTTTTCTTTTTCAAAAGAAAATCAATCAGATTTATATTATTTATTGTTATATTTATCATTAATTTTTTTACATTTGTATTTTTATATAGGGATCTAATCGCTACAAATTTAGTATCAGATATATTTCATCCAACCATGTCATTCAATTTACAAAACAGTAAAAGCGTATTTATAAAAATATTTGTTGGAACAATATTTTTAACTCTTTTGTTGCAAGTTTCATCAATTGCAATAATGTTAGTTGTTTTTGATTATGGAAAGAGATTTACACATAATTTTTATAGTGCAAATATGACTTCACCAAATGTAAAAATTGTAGATGAGTATCTAGTATGGTTACGCAGATATTTTATCATAGTAGGTGTATTATCATACATATTGGCAATATCATATACAAAAAATGAAAGGATAAGAAATTTGTTAATAAATATAGGATGTTTACTTCCTGTTGGATTTTTACTGGGTTCTTCAATATATGGTACAGTACTTGCCGTTAAATTTTTAAATGTAAAAAAACATCATAGAGCATTATATAAATAATGCGGAGAATACATATAAATATAAACTAATAAATTTTTATAATAGTATAGAATTATGAAATTTTATGAAACAACAACTGATGAATATATAACATCAATTGAAAAATATAATTTACATAGTGAATTGATAAATATATACAAAAATAATTTTCCTAAAAATATTTTCCATTTTGAAAATATGATTGTATATGGTCCAATTGGATCCGGAAAATATTCACAAATGCTATATTTTTTGAAAAAATATAGTCCAAGTGAATTGAAATATGAAAAAAAAATGACAATACAGAGTGAAAAACAAAACTATACATTTCATATAAGTGATATTCATTATGAAATAGATATGTCATTTTTGGGTTGCAATTCAAAAAATTTGTGGCATGATATTTTTTTTCAAATAGTGGATATTATATCTGTAAAACAAGACAAAATTGGTATTATTGTATGTAAAAATTTCCATATGATTCATAATGAACTATTAGATATTTTCTATAGTTACATACAGCAATATAATTCATCTTTTATGAATATACAAGTTAATTTTATATTGTTAACAGAGCATATTAGTTTTATACCATCTAATATACTGAATGCATGCAAAATTTTTAATATTAAAAAACCAATGAAACAGCAATTTATTGAAATGTACAAACCTACAAAAAAAACATCATTCCCTCCTGATAATTTCACAAAAAAAATAGCAAATAAGATAATTACAGAACATCAGCGGGAAATCGTAAACGCTATTGATACAAATACAATTGTGAATATCAAAGAAATAAATTCGTTTTCTTTAATAAAAAAAGTAGATGAAATCCCAAAAGATATTTTCAATATTGTATGTGATCAAATTATAAACGATATTTCATTATGTAAAAATATAAATTTTACGAATTTTCGAGATTCATTATACGATATTTTAATATATAATTTGGATGTCATAGAGTGTATATGGTATATTATAACGCACTTTATAATAAATGAAAAATTGGAAAAGAATGATATATCTGATATAATGCAGAAAACATATATATTTTTGAAATATTTTAACAATAATTATAGACCAATATACCACTTAGAAAGTATTATGTTTTATATAATAACGAAAATAAACAAATATGGAAGATAAAATGACAAGGGAAAAAGCAATTTCTATATTACATATACAAGAAGCGGATATAGATGAGGAAATAATCAAAAAATCATATAGAAAAATGGCATTGAAATATCATCCTGATAAAAATAATAGCAAAGAAGCCCAAGAAAAATTTATTACAATACAAGAAGCCTATGATTTTTTGAAAGGTTCTCAAAATATAGAGAAAAACGATTATTATAGTTTGTTGCAGGCATTTTTAGATTCGTTATTTGAAGGTCAAATAAACACAATCGTTGTGTTTGAGATTGTCCGTAAAATAATGAATATTTGCGAAGACAAATCTATAGAATTATTAAAAAAAATAGACAAATATTTGTTAAAAAAAATATATGATATGATGGTTTTGTATAAAGATATTCTGCATTTTTCAACTGATTTTTTAGAAAAAATATATGATATTATAAAAATAAAATTTGATAATGATGAACGAATCATTATTCATCCAGTATTAGACGATTTATTTGAAAATAATTTGTATAAATTGACAATTGATTCAAAATTATATATAGTACCGTTATGGCACCACCATTTAATTTATGAAAATGAAAAAATAAATGAAAATGGTGAAATAGAAATAGCAGAAATATATGTGGATTGTTACCCTATTTTACCGGATAATGTATTTATTGATGAGCAAAATAATATACATGTCTATATTGATACTACTATTGTAGATGTTTGGAAGAATGAAACAATTGATTTTTTGTTAGGTTCTCGGGCTTTCTCTTTTAAACGAGAAAATTTAAATATCAAAAAGAGTCAGACAACTATATTTTACAATGAAGGGATTCCAGTTGTAAATACTACAGATATATATGATATCCATAAAAAAAGTGATATTATGGTACATATTTCAATTCTATAAATCATAAAAAATTATTTTTATGATTTATTATACTATTTATTTTTTTATACTATTTATTTTTTATTTGATTCTATTATTTATTATAAATGTTGTATATTTAATTTGTTTATCATTTATGCAGCGACTTTCTTCTTGATAACCTTCTTTACTACCTTAGGTCCTTCGCTTACTTGAACTTCTGGTTCATTTTTTACTTGCGGCTTTTGTGGTTCCGCAGTTTCATCATCACTATCTTCTACAGAAGTATCAATCGGCGCCTTGACTGGTGCTGGAATGTCATCTACATCTGGATCTTCCAATTCAACTTCTTGCGTTTCTATCATTGATTTATCGTTATCTGATAACCTAATTTGACATTTTCCACGAATTGTCTCACTTTCTTTTGGTTTTACAACTGCCTGTATTAGTTTCCATGTAAGACCCCATCCCTTTCCACCAATCCATACACCAGTACATTGAATAGTGCAAGCAACTTTACTCATCTTTGGAACAAAATCGGTAGGAGTTAATGATGTATCTTCACAAGGATAAATGGTATTGTAATTCGTATCATACAACTCGACATCCCATTTTTCATTATAACATGGAACCTTGACATTGAATGATGGAGCTCTTGTCATATCAGGTAATTTGGAGACCTTGTCTTTTGGATATTTCAAAAATGGAAAGAAACTGTCTTCAACAAGCTCTTTAGATTTCTTTTTTCCAAACCATAATTCACTATTTTCAACAGCATCTTCAATAATTCTTTCTTGAAACTTAATCATCCTTTCAAGAAAATCTTCAGAGCTTTTTGTTTTATATTCTGGATTGGGAAAATTTAAAGACATTTTATATTTACCATCTGAGTGCCCTTGTTCATCACAAAAATCTGCGATTCCCCAAGTCATTAATAGTGGTGTATTCAAATGTAATGAGCGCTTTGTTTGTTCACTAATCAACATGATTGATTTACCACCTTTGTCATTCACCTTTGGTGCCATGTATTTATGACTTAATGGATTCCAATCAGTGTATTCAATAACTTTTTTAGTAGAAGAGTTTGTGTTTGAGTTTGCGAAAGAAGACATTTTAATATTATACTGATGCTATATGATAATATAATTTATATATTATATTATCTTTAAATCAATTTTATGAAATATTTTTTATAAAAAACAAGATCTGTTCTCTAAGCAATTATCATGTAATAAATAATATATTTTTTATTATATAAATATATAGATATTTTTATTACTATATTATATAAGATGTTGTCAAAACCAATGTATATTCAAGAAGAAAATATGATAAATAAATTTGTAAACGATACTGAAAAAGATAATTTAAAGAAAGAAAAAAAAGAAAAGAAAGAAGAGGATTTTTCTACCATGTTATTTTTCCATGAATATGGGAAAAAAAATATTGTTCTCAACGACTACAAATTAGTAGAATTAAAACAAATTGCAAAACAAAATAAATTACGTATTTCTGGTTCCAAATCAACAATGATAGATAGAATTCATGAATATTTCACTAAGGGTATTATGTCTTCAAAAATACAATCTATATTTAGAGGTTATATTGTAAGAAAGTCATTCAAAATGCGTGGTGAAGGATTTATGAATAGGAAACTATGTGTAAATCACAATGATTTTTATTCTTTAGAACCATTAGATGAAATTCCTTTTGAATATTTTTTTACATTTAAATCGAATGACGATAAATTTAATTTCGGCTGTAACATTGTATCCTTATTACATTTAGTGAAAAATAAATCTTCTGTTAAAAACCCATATAATCGTGAAACCTTGAAAATAGAAATTATACATTCAATCATTCAAACATATAGTTTGATAAAACTAATATTTGGAACACCAATAGATGCACCAGATATAAATATAAATTCCATAATAGCAATACATAATAATATAAATAATAATATATTAATTCGTGAATCTATACGACGACCAAATAATAATACATTCATAAATAATGAAATCATAATGGAAAGAACCAATAAATTAAATACAATGAGAGCCAAACCTATGAATATTAGAATACAAGAATTATTTATGGAAATTGATCAATTAGGTAATTATACAAACTATCATTGGTTTGCAGATTTAGAAAGAAGAGACTATTTAAGATTATATAGAATATTGCATGATATTTGGTCATTTAGAGGACATTTATCACGAGAAATGAAATATAAAATATGTATTTTAGAAGATCCTTTTCATGAAGTTGCGCGAGAAAGAGCCTATTTACATGATGCTTCAGTTATGGTTATTAAAGAAATATGTTTGAAAATATTTGAAAATATGGTATATTGTGGAATTGATGACGAATATAGAAAAATTGGAACCTTACATGCATTATCTGCATTAACAATTGTTTCTGAAAATGCTAGAAATTCTATGCCTTGGTTATATGAATCTATATATTAGTTATGAAAAATAATATCATATATACACATTTATTGTGTCTATATAATATATTTATATTATATATATATGAATATGGAAAAATCCATACCTGTAACACCTGTTGCACAAGCATCTCCTGTGATCGTTGATGAAAATGAAAAGAAATTAACAGAACAACCTGAATATACATCCTCTTCTGAAAATACTATAGAAACAGAACCAAATATTGAAATAGTCACTTCAAATGATTCTATGCAAACAATTGAAACAGACCAATCGGGACAAACAGACCAATCTGGACAAACAGACCAATCTGGACAAACAGACCAAATGGAACAATATTCAGAAGACACCCCTCTAGTGGATGAAACATCAACAGACAAAATTGATAATGCAGCTATACCTGTTGCTACTGCAGCAGCTACCGAAAATACGAATGAAGTACCTGATTATACAAAAAATAAAACAAAAAAATATTATAATGATATAATTATTCATGCAAGAAATTTGAAGAAAAGATTTACTAGCAAACGCAAATCAATGTCGACATGGGATGAAAATGACAAACAAAAATGGAGAAATGAATTGTCAGATTCGTTAATTGGGATTGTAAAACATTATAAAAATAGAAATACATATAAACAACATCATATCCAATTAAGATCCTTACGAAATTCAATGAATCACTATTTGAATTATATGGAAGGATCAAGAAAGCATATGCAAAATAACAAAACAAAAAAGAAGACAACCTCAAAACAAATACCAAAAAATAAAATGTAAAAATAAGTGGAAACAAAAAAAATAAAAACAAAAAATAAAAAGAAATCAAATACTTTAGGAAATTTTATTTTTGTAACCTTGAAACTCGTGTTACAAGTTTTATAAAAAATATATATTTGCGTTAAAATACTTAAAAAAGAAGCTCTATAGTAGTATATAATCATAAGATGGTTAGAGCTGCTAATAAAACTTCCGCCGAAAAAGCCCCTGTTGAACCTGTTACCGAAAAGCCAAAAGTCAAGAAGACCAAGGCAGTTAAAGAGACTGTCGCTGTTGTTGAGGTCGCACCTGTTGTTGCACCTGTTGATGGTGAATCGGTTGATTCTTCCCTTTCTCTTACTTACAAACTTTCTGATTTTGGAGAGAAGATCAACCAAATGACCACTTTACTTTCTACTTTGAAGAATGAATACAAGTCACTTGAGAAGTCTGTTGCTCGTGAGCTCAAGGCTGCCCAAAAGGCTTCCCAAAAGAAGAAGCGTGCATCTGGAAACAGAGCCCCTTCTGGTTTTGTTAAGCCAACTCTCATCAGTGATGAGCTTGCTGCTTTCCTTGGAAAGGATAAGGGTACTGAACTTGCAAGAACTGCAGTTAGCAAGGAGATCAATGCTTACATTAGATCTGCCAAGCTACAAGATCCTACTAACGGACGCAAGATTAACCCTGATGCTAAGCTTGCAAAGCTTCTTAAGCTTGCCAAGGGTGACGAACTTACATACTTCAATCTTCAAAAGTACATGAAGCATCACTTTGTTAAGCCAGTTGCCCCTGCTACTGCTTAAAAAACTTTCCCAAAATAAATAAATAAATAAATAAAAAATATAATATATAATTTTTTATTTATTATTCATAAGCACGATACTAGCGTTTCGTAGTACAAATAAGTGAATTGATCGTTTTATGTGGATCGAAAATAAAAAGTATACATTTTACTAAAAAATAATCCCATATATATGGTTAAGAACAAATTCAATTCTGTTATTTTTCATGGAACGAGTTCAAGTAAAGGTTTTAAGAAGAGCTTTGCATTCAATGCATAATAAATAATAAATAAACTATATAAATAAATAATAAGAAATAGATAATATGAGCAACAGCAATATAAAATTTCAAATTGTGGATGACGATAGTGATTTATATAGACCATCTTCAAAATCAAATGTATCAAACCAAAATAAATCAGGAAGTGATTTTGAACAACAAATTATAACTTTTTTTCAAAAAAATAAGGTAAAATTATATATTTTGACTCCTTGTTTTGCATCATTATGTTATGTAAATTATGTACATTCTTTAATGGCAACAGTTGAACTGTTTCGTAGATTTAACATTACAATAAAGATTGAATTCTGTAAAAATGACAGTTTAGTATCAAGAGCAAGAAATAATTTAATTGCAAGAGGTATGACAGATAAAGATGCAACGCATTTTTTGTTTATTGATAATGATATTTCTTGGGATCCAGTTGATATTTTGAAACTAATAATGGCAGATAAAGATATTATTGGTGGAATATATCCACTGAAGAATTATGATTGGAACAAATTGATCAAAGATCCAATGAATCCATATAATTCAAATATTATTCAATCATTAATAAAGAAAAAAAATGAATCGCAATTAGCAAATATGGTAAGTGATGCTGCAATGATCCAATATAATATGCTAAGATACAATATTAACTATATAGGACAATTTCTTGAAATAAATAATAATATTGCAAAAGTTAGACATTTGGCAACTGGATTTATGATGATAAAACGAAATACATTATCATGCATGATGAAAGCGTTTCCATCAACGAAATATACTGACGATGTCAATTTTTTGAAACCAACCGAAAATGAAATGGCATATGCTTTGTTCGATTGCGGTGTAGAAGATGGTCATTATTATTCTGAGGACTGGTTGTTTTGTGACAGATGGACAAAAATGGGTGGAGATATTTATGTAGATGTTTCTATTAATTTAACACATACTGGAATTGAAGATTATCAAGGTTGTTATGTATCTACTATTATATAATTTATAATTATTATAAACAACATATAATTGTCTGTAAAGTGTTTTTTTGATTTGATTCGGGTTTGTTTGTTATCAAAATATGTTTGATAATAAAAATGTTCAAATGTGTATAATAACATCAAAATTTCCATCTTGCATAATTTCTTCTAATGAATAAGTGGTATAACCAGTATAACCATCTGTTTTTTTTATTAGTTTCCCATTTGCTTCTATAAAAATAATATAATCATTCAAAGTATCCTTTGTGATTCCTTGCGCAATAATAAAATCCAAAATATCTATCTTCAGATTTGTACGAACACGCTGACATCTACTACAATATTGTTTATCTCTGTTTATACCAAACCAAGAAACAAATCCGGCATACCATGCATTTTTATTTTCTTCTGTCAAACTTACTGTTTTTGGATATATATATGCATTTATACTAACTGATTCGCGCGGTATAGGTATATCAATAAGATCAATATACGCATATTGTGTCTCGCATTTTTCAAGAGGAACTGATTCATAAGTATATGGATATTGATCTAACAACAATACATATTTCAATTGTAAAAAATGATTTGTATTGTTTTGCCAGCCAAAGGTAATACTATTAGAAAACGGCGGTAAAAATGAATCTAAACTCTTTTTTGTAAACGCTTTTTTGGTATCTGTATTACGAATCAACCAATTATAATAAAACCTATCCATATTACAATGATGTAACCAAAAAATAGGATCAAATGCTGAAATACTAATATCACTCATATTTCCACCATCTCCGCCAATAATATCATGGATTGAATTATGTGGTGTTTCTAATGGAACATAACCATATGGTTTATAAGTTTTTATGACACTCACTAATTGCGAACTAAATTCTTCATATGTTTTTGCATGTAATGTATTATATAATTGTCGGCGAACTGTTTTGAGTTGTTTGAAATCCTTTGCAGTAACTGCTTGTACATACCCATTCCGTTTGGTGCGTTTTTTTACGCCATTTGGATAATAATATGCAGAGGCTAAAGGATTGCGAACGGTTATATATTGTTTATTATATAGAATAGTAAGTTCATGACAAGTCAAAAAAAAATAATCATGATCTTGCTGTGTAATATCAAAATATGGAAGAGCAATATATGATTTATCGTGTGAATAATTATACATATTCAATAATTTTTCAAATTCATACAAATAAGGAACATGCCAAGAAATAAAGGGTTCTACAGAATGTGCACAGTAAAACGGCTCACCCGTTTTGGCAATTTCAGTAACTGTTTCTGGATCCGTTGGGCATAATACTTCAGGGTCATTTGGTGCAAATGTATTACCATGAATGCCACAAATACGAGACCAATCAGGTGAATCTTCTAAATTTTTCAAAGCCATTATAAATCTTCCAAATTCGTGTGGATGTTGTTCTTTCAAAGTAATAATATTTTTGCGAATAGTTTTGTTCATATATGTTGTTATATATACTATTGTATTTTTTTATACAAAAATAAATTTGTATTGACGCATAATTTGTTTTATGATGGAAACACTAAATTTCGGTTTTTCCATTTTATTTTTTTTTATAAACTCCTCCAATTCATTCTTATAGTTGTCTATATTCAATAGACTAGATATTTTATACATATCTGTTGTATCTATACCGTTATCATGCAACCATTCGTAAAAACCGATATTAGTATCTAATTCTTTATATTTTTTAAAATAATCAAATGACTTGCGTATAGTTATATTGAATTGTTTTGTAGAAAATTCATAATCGGTTCCGGATAAAACCACAATATCCCGAAATTCGGCTAGAGATAAATCTAACTCTTGTAATATATGGTTTGTATCATACAATGTAACTTCATGATGTAATAAACTTAGGTTTCGTAATACTAAATGACAACCAGAAACAACCATATCCATATCATCACTTAATGTAGCATATGTAATACCACTGGTTGTTAAATATACACATAATTGATCTGCTTCATGTGGTGCAAAATAGTGTTCAAACCCAAATGCTTTTATCAATTCAATCGATTTATCAATATGTTGATATGTCACTCTGGTCATTTTTTTTTTTAGAGAATGCATATTTTGTTCTATTTCAGCAATTTTTGACGGATCATCTATTTCATTTATTAGTTCTTCCATTTTATTATATTCTATTTGCGCATGTTGCTTCTCCAAATATCTTTTTTTTAATAATGCATATTTTTCAACGGGTGGTTTTCCATCAAATACAAAAATAGGTACAATACAGTAATATTTAAATACAGATAAAAACAAATACAATTGTTCCATGTAATCACCATCCGTAAGAAATTTATATAAATATATACTAATATCAACAGCTATTTTTTTATGAATCAACATTTCTAAGTGTATTTTTTTTATGGAATTTTGACATTTTTCTAGTAATAGTTTATTTAGTTTTGGAATCCCCATTTAGTACAATTATCATTTGTAATATATTATTATCAATTTTATGTATTGTTATAATATAGAATAATATAACAATATATGAATTCCGGATCAAAAATTGTAAAATTTATTGAATCATTAGAAAAAAATATACAATCGAATCATAATAAAGATAGTATTTTTCCAGAAACAATTGCAATAAGTAAAAAATCAATGAGTTTGATTCACAAAATAATGCAACAAATGGAACTGGCTACCAAATCATGGAATGTAACAGAAATAAAATCAACAAAGATATTTAATATTCCAAAAGGAGATCATTACATACATATTATAGAAGAGATCAAAGATATTTTGGAAAATAATACAACAATCGGGAAAAAGTATTCGTTTTCGATTGGTTCTCGCACATTCCATATAAATATTGTTGATTTTATTTTATCGAACAATGAGGAGAGAACATGTGTGAAAAAAATGGACATAATGATTCGTAAAATATATGTATGGCTATTTGTATGTTCCTATTTTTCTAATGCAGAATGTTCTCCTATAATAAATATATATATCTATTTGACAAAAAAAATGAAACTTCTTCCTAAAAATAATGCAGTGTTAGATACAATTCATATAAATACTGCTTTTACTACGGTATGTTCAAAAAAAAATAATGAAATTTATATTTATAGAAAAGAAGAATGGTTTAAAGTTCTCATTCATGAATCTTTTCATTCTTTTGGATTAGATTTTGCTAGCATGGATGATGAAAATAATAATAAGCAAATGTTCTCTATTTTTCCAATAAAATGTGATTTGCGATTATATGAAACATATACTGAAACCTGGGCAGAAATGATAAATGTTATTTTTGTTTCGGTCAATTCATATTCATGTAATGAACGATACATAAACATGCATAAATTAAAAGAGATTATAGAAAAGAATATGTACAATGAAATCATATTTTCAATGTTTCAATGTGCCAAGGTTCTCCATCATAATAATTTAAAATATAGAGAACTTTATGAAAAATCTAATGAATCCATTATAAAAAGAATGAATTATAAAGAGAACACGAATGTATTTTCTTATTATATTGTAAAGGCAATACTAATATATCATTATAATGATTTTATAGAATGGTGTTATGCGAATAATGGTTCTATAAGGTTTGAACAAAATGAGAAAAATATTTATAGTTTTATTCATTTTATAAAATCTAATTACAAATCAAATGCATTTTTGAGAACCATGCAATTTTTAGAGAACTGGTTCTCGCAAAATAAAAATAAACATGCAGAAAAATGGGAATTACAAACATCGCGAATGTCTATAACAGAATGAATTCAAAAAAGTGTAAAGTATGTTGAAATCCATATTACAAAAATTAGAAGGATCAAAATATGAGAATTTGAAGGAAAATATACAGAAAGTTATTAGTGAAATACCAAAAGAAAAGTATGAAAATATATTTAAGGCAGCTTATGATAGAGAAGAAAATTATGTTCCAAAGAATAAAACACGAAAAGTAAAGAAGATATATAAGTGCTTTGATGTATATAATTGATACTATATAAAAGTCGGCGTTTGAAATGTAAAAAGGTGTAATAAAGATCTCCATAAAAAATATAAAGACAAATATACAATAATACATATCATGACACAGTTTACAGTACTCTATTTCAAAGAACATATTTGTGAAGATATCAACAAATTAGATAACCAAATCATTGTTTTATACGATGAAGAAGAAGGAAATTATTATTATTATGGAACAAGAAATCGTGAAGGTGAAACAAAATATATTCAATATTCTGGAAAATATCATTATACACAATTGTATCAATTCACACAATTCTTATATATTTTATTAGATGCATTTATTCCACTTATTACAACTGAACTTCATCAAATCAATTTATCATATCTAGAATATAATAAACTAGATATCCAATACTTAAAAAGGCAATTAAAAATGTCAACTGAACTTGCAGCGTATGATACGAAAAATGAATCATATGTAAATATATACAATTATTTACAGTGTATGATAACTCATCAAGTATAATTATACACCGATGAACATTTTCAATGGAACGAGCGCACACAATGTGCGTGAATCTATAATTGACAAATCTCTACTTGGACAACATTTTGATTGTCCCATTACAAATATTCAATGGTGTAATATAATAAATCATATTTTATTTATACATAAAATATGAATCATATACTTTCAATTTGTATTTGGTTGCGAACTTTCATCAATAAATGATCAACTTCTGCAGTTGACTTTGGAATATGTTTTTTGAGAACCGCGTTCTTAGTAGAAAGTAAAATAGCTTTCAAATCTTCATTTTGTGAAAACTTTGCATATAACGCTTTTTCTCTCTCGTCATTTTTTCGATTTCCATAAAAATCTGGATCTATTTTTATATCCAATGGTCGTAATTGAACAACACTTTTACCCTTTTTATAATTTCCTTTTTGAGAACCTGCTGCTCTTGCAATATCAATATTAGCAGAGATTTCATTATCTGTATCCAAAGAAAACATCTTATAAAAATGCGGATTATGTTTTTTGAATTTTGATCCTTGATAATAATGTTCTACTGTTTTCCATTTCATATTATCTATTGTAAACAAAGTTTCCCAATCATCATCTAGCTTTCTGCGCCAATTTGAATACTTCTTCAAACCCAAATCCGAGTATTCACGTATTTTGGATGTAGATATGGATTCATTCGGTCCTTTTCCTGGTTTGGTTACTGCATTAGATTTATTATAAAAGCAAAAAATAGTTTCATTATCTATCAATGGTAAATCAGTATATTCTACTTCTGTTGCATGATCGCTTTCATCATTGTCTTGAACACCTATTTTTGATTTGAAATTGCGGAATTCTTGTATTTTGTTAAATATACCAGAGTTTCTTTCCATACATTTTATAACAATCATTATTTTTATATCATAAGGTATCTCAGAAAACTTGAATAGCCGTTTATTTTTATAAGTAATCAAACGATAATGGAGTCCACTATATGTAGTAAAAATATAAAAATCTGGTGAAAAATTGTCATCAGTATGTGATAATCCAGAAATAGTGCATTGCAATACATTGTTCTTATCATCCTGTTCATAACTATTTTCAGAGAAAATGATTAATTTCATATTTAATTGTTTTTCTAATACAGAAATTGCCCAATTATCTGCCCAGAAAACAGACATTTGTATATATTCGCGCAATTTTTCCAAAGTGTTCACATTTTTCATAAACATGAACTCCGATAATAATTTTTCGTTATCAATTGATTTTTCCTTCAAATCCTTGTGTTTTTCTGCAATCTCAATAGCGTCTTTCATAATATTATTGCGTTGATCTTTATCTGTTGGTGTAACCGTTTTCAACCGTTTTTTCAATTCTTTATTTATCAATACTAATTTTCGCATTTCTTTTTCAATATCATCTTTTTCACCGAGTGCACCTTGATACAATTCTCTATATTCTGAAAACATTTCTTCAGTGGCTTCCTTTGCCACTATTGCACGCAGCTTTTGGATAGTAGTTTTGTATCCAATTTGCTCATATGCAATACGAATGGTATCAAATAAACAATCACCATTATCATTTGTTTCTACAATATCATAATAATTATTTTTCATATATGTTTCTATCCATGCCGAATTTTTTCGCTCTCTATATTCTTTTTTTGCAACAAGTGATTGTTCTTTTGTTTCTTCTACAAGTGTATTTGGAAGTTTCACAGTTTTATCTAGTTCAAAAATGCCCTCTTTCAACACTTTTTCTGTTTTTAACATAGATTTAGTTATTTTTATGTCATTTTCGTCCAATTCAAATACTTCTAGTTCTATATATTCATTGTTTACTCCTTCTATATCTGCATGTGTGATTTTTTCCGCATATTTTTTTTCCATATCAGTGAGAATAGAAGGTGAAACATCTATATTTATATTTTGAAAATAATCATAATCAGCAAAACTGTAAAAAATAATATCCCCTAAACGATTTAAATCTATATCACCTGAACTGTCACGAAATGATTTCAATCTCTCTTCTTGTGTTTCTTTAGTAGTTTCATATTCAAATGCTCCTATTTGACATTGCACTTGATGTTGATTCATTAAATATACTGGTAAATAATAACAATTCTTTTTTGTCAATAATTTTCGTTCTTTTCCAATGGTCAATAAAAAATGTTTGTCAAAAATTGTTATATTATATATTGGTGATTCGTAACCTATATCTTCATCCTCTAAATTGCGGTTTTCTTCATAATACATATTTTTATTCATATTGTTCTATAGTATATTATATATCTATTTTTTATTTTTTATTTCATTATCTATAAATATGATATTACTATTGACCACTATACAGCATTTGTTTTGTTTGTTGCCAAATATTGTTCTGCATGAACCCCTTTATATAACCTAAGTGTTGGTCCAAATACAATTCTTGAACAAGAATAAGTATGCGAAATTTCTTGCAAACATTCGTTTGCATATTCTACAATTTGATTAATTTCATTCAATATATCCATTGTAAATCCATTTTCAGGATACTCTCTTGGTGCGTCATTTTCTAAATAATGAAGAAAACGATACATTATATCAGTTACAGTTGTAGAAACAATTTGGAAAATATCAAATAATTCTTGCATTTTATTATGTCTTTTATCATCACGTTGAAGTTGTATTTTCATATCGTCTTCGCTTATTTCTTTCATAAGATATTTTACACGCAAATCTTCATTTCGTCTTTCATATACTTGTAGATTAGGTCGTTCTACATAATTCAAATGTATAGTTCTTCGTATAATATCATCGCATTTTGACAAACAATTTTTTGCCAATGGCGATAGTAGATGTTTTGTTCGTATAGCTCTTGATATATTTTCATATAGAATATGATTCATCTCTCTACCACATGGAATATCTCCAGGATTTCTAGGTGGTGCTTCTCCACCATTATTTCTACGTAACCATTCGTAATAATGTGGATTATGAATATTATGTTGTATTACACCAGTTCTCCAACTGAATGCAGTATGACATTGAGTGCACCACATTTGATCACATCCATCAATCTTAAAAATACCTGTTGAGCATCTTGGACATGGTTTCGTATCATTTGTCAGTAATTGAGCAGTAGCTACATCATCCGGATTACATGTATGTTCCGCATCGCGGGTGTACCCTTTAATGATATGACAGTCCGGACAAGTCCATTTTTCACAAATACCACATTTCCATTGATTGCTTAAAAAACCGCGACAGTCTTCATCCGGACAAGCACGAACAAATATTGCTCTATCTGTTCTTCGTTTATTTTTTAGAATAGAATTCTTCTCAATATGTAAAGTATTTATTTGTTTATTTATTTTGGTAACTTCTTCATAGAGTTGTTTTATAGTTTCATCAATTCTTGCACATGCGATTTTTTGTTCAATAATAGGTTGGGTTGCCGGAAGAAGAGCTCGTTCTCTTTCAAACAATAATTGTTCTCTATGTTGTTTCAATGGACCGTTTATGAATACAAGAGTAAATGAATCACGAATAAATTTTCGTGTCCATTCTTTTCCACATGATCCATTCATACATTTTAGAATAGACTCATTTATTGCATAAGTTTCACAGCATTTGCGACAAGCTTCAAATGCACAATATAGACATTTTATTGGTATATGGGTTGATTTGTTATTTTTTTCATAGCATATCTGACATACTGGATCTATTTTTTTCATGCGGGTTTTATTAGGTGTTGTAGTTTGTATATTTTCGCTCATTTGATAATATAGTATATTGTTTTATATTATTTTATATTATCAAAATAAAAATATAACGATCATTTCAATTTTATGTTTGCTCATATGATAACCGAATCATTTCCTTTACAAATAAACCATATATATTATTTTTTTATTTTTTCCACTATATCTAAACATTTAAAAATTGCACGGCTTGAAATACTTGGTACATCTTTCGGTTTCATTGTAGAAATGTTTTTTACAAACATAATAATATCAGTATTATCACATGATTTCAAAAAATCAGTATCATTTATTAAAAGCAAAAACATATTCTCAACTACTTCTTCTACTTCATTTGTTTTATTATATTGATTCATATTTTCATTAATAATAATTTGGATATCTCTAATAATTTTTTTCAAAATTTCCGGATGTATAACTAATTTTTTCACTAAATTTGAAATAAATATACTTGTCGCTTTTCTCTTATCATTTTCCTTGTTATATTTACAAAAATCATCATAATTTTCTTTTTGATCTACATATTTAATTGTCTTCATTGTACTTGTAAACCCCTCTAGAAAATTGGTTAATATTTCATTAAAAATTTCAACAAATTGTTGACTAATTTCCTTGTATAAATTTGCATATATTTCCGAAAAAAACTTATTTGTACTTGCTATATCAAATATATTATTTGCTATTTTATGTATGTCTTCATTTGATTTTTCTTGTAGTAAAATATCATTCATTAATTTGAGAATCATATCACGATTTGCTTCATAATTTTTATTTGAAATTTTATTCAATGCCGAACGAATTTCATTCATTATTTTATCATTACCTTCTTTTTTTTCTATTATAATTGTTGGTTTAAAATCACATGAATTAATCCAAGATTCTTCATACTGTTTTGCATATTTGCGATGTTTTTTTGTCTTTTGTTCAATAGATATACTTGGAATTATATTATTATACCCAAATTTTGTTGCTAATATACTGATTACATCCATCACTTCTTGTGGTAACTTATAATTCATCGGTATATCTTGTTCAGAATCGTTTTTATATGTACCAAACAATATCGCATTATAATCATTCAAAAAATATTGAAATGTTGCCATTCTATATTTGTATACAATTTTAATTTTATATTTATTTTGAAATAAATATATTTTCGTTTGAAATGAATTAAATATTTTTGATCATTTTATACATATGTCTCAAGAAGAAAATACTATTGAAAATTGGGATCAATTAAACATAAAACAAGAATTATTAAGAGGTATATATGCATATGGGTTTGAAAAACCGAGTGAAATACAAAAAAAATCTATTCCTGAAATAATAAAAGGAAAGGATGTAATTGCACAAGCACAATCTGGTATGGGAAAAACCGGTGCATTTTCAATTAGCACATTAGAATTGATTGATACCACTAGACCCAAACTACAGGCAATTTTATTAGCACCTACACATGAATTAGTGAAACAAACGGTCCATGTAATAAAAACGCTTGGTTCAATGTTTCCTGAGTTAGTTGTAAAATTTTTGATTGGGGGGACATCTATTCAAGATGACGCAGAAGATATTAGAAAGAAATGTCCACATATTATTGTAGGATGTGCAGGAAGAGTGTATGATATGTTTCGTAGAAAATATATAAACGGTAAAGATATCAAAATAATGATTTTAGATGAAGCTGACGAGATGCTTTCACGCGGATTCAAAGATCAAATATATAATATTTTTCAATATATGAATGAAAATATGCAGGTTGCAATTTTTAGTGCTACATTACCATCTGATATATTGAATATAACTACTAAATTTATGAGAGATCCAGTAAAAATCACAATGGAAGTTGAAAAATTAAATTTAGAATGCATTAAACAATATTTTATTGCAATGCGAAATGACAATGATAAATATGATACATTGAAAGATTTATTTTCAGTAATAAGTGTTTCACAATGTATTATATATTGTAATAGTGTAAAACGAGTATCTGATTTGCACAAGGCAATGACGGAAGAAGGTTATTCAGTATGCTGTATTCATAGTTCTATGGATAAAATAGAAAGAGAAAAGGAATTTCATAAATTTAGAAATGGTGGATATCGTGTATTGATTTCATCAAATGTCACTGCTCGTGGAATTGATATACAACAGGTGAGTACAGTTATTAATTTTGATATTACAAAAGATACGCATACATATTTACATCGTATTGGAAGAAGTGGAAGATGGGGGCGGAAGGGTGTTGCAATTAATTTTGTAACAAAATTTGATGTTCCTACCATGAAAAAAATTGAAAATTATTATGGTATATCAATGGAAGAACTTCCGTCCAGCTTTACGGGTAGTATTTATTAAGCTTTTTCCTTGAAAATTCGACCAATTGGGTAGATTTTACTGCAAAGCGCACATATAAATATATGAATTATTTGTTTTGGAAAGGATGTAAATTATCCAAAGATGTAAAATTATGTTGTATAGAATATATATTACAGTTTGTACAGCAATATGCTTGAATAATTAAACAAATATGAAATGCAACATGGGTTAAATCATAAAATGGTTTTGTCAAGCAAAACAATACCATTAAAAATGTTATATATATACCATGTATACTATATTCGCTATTAATAGAATTCAAGGTAATTAAAAATAGATCTAATATGCAAGGTAAACCTATAAATAAATATTGAATTGATATAAATATATTATAATGATTATTATTCTTGTATAATTTTTTTTTTGTATTATACAAATAATATATATGTGCTATATTTATAGAATAAAATACAACATGTAAAAAAGCAGAAATATATACAATATTAATAAAATCATAATTTGTTAACAAAACTAAGAAAGAATACAAATGAATACAACCTACAACTTGTAAAAAAAGAAATATTGTTTCTTGAGATGTATAACAAAGTTCTTTATAATTACCTATCAATGTATATGCATATTTATTATATTTGTAACTAGAAATAGTTAATGCAGCTACCCCAAAAATACTATATAAATATCTATTGTTAAACTGTAAAGAATAGTAATATAAAGTAATGAATAAACTAATGAACATAGTATATGCAGTTATGTAATGACATATATATTCTGTAAATTGTGGAGATAATAATTTTATAAACGGTTTTGCAATTATTTTGCATATAATCAAAAACCAATATACATTCAATAAATACATACAGTGAATAGCAGAAATTATTATACAAAAATAATTGTATTTCATATACATTATATAAATTGACATATCATTAATGAGTATATTGTAAAAATCATACATCCGGAATTTGAAAAATGTAATTATAAAAAATATATCGTTTAGTTGTATCAAAAGTTCATTTTTATTTTTCATATTTTGTAATATAATTTTGAATACATAAAAAAATGTAGATATTTCTGTTTTATACAGAACTAATATGGTAGATTTAGTGTCTATCGTTTCAACATTTATCATATATTTATATACAATAAATATCAAACCGACTAAGTGATGTAATTGAATATCTTTCTTTGTTGTAATAAATAAATCACTTGTAAAATGAATTATGATTAATGGTATTGCATAATTCAAATATTCTTCACTAATATTGTAATATGCATATAATGTTGCAGAAACTCCAGTGCAAACAACCAAATTTGCAATATTTTGATAACTTTCTATCCAAGACATGCTATAAAAAATATCATTATGTTTTTATATTTTTTATATATAATATTAGCTTACTTTCTTAGCAGTGATATATTTGTAATGTTTCTAATAAATTTATAAATATGAAAAATGAGCTTTTGTTAATAATATTAACAAAAGGTTAACCTTTTGTTAATATTTGTTAATAAAAAAAGGTTAAATTCCAAAAAGGTCCATTTTAAAAAGTTTGCAGAATTTGGTTTTCCGAAAAAAGTAGTATATTTCTTTTTTGGAAATTCTCAGGACTTTTTTATTTTCAGAACTCTTTAGAAAAAAATGAGCTTTTGTTAATAATATTAACAAAAGGTTAACCTTTTGTTAATATTT